GGGTTGCCGCCTAGATTGGCTCAGAAGCCGCCTGCTTTAGCTGGCGGTAGTTCACGGCTACTTGCCCGTATCCGGCATCGACTTGCCGGTGTTGAGAGGAACCGTGGCCGTGCCTTGGCCTCGCTTTTCGACGTAGGCCTGAAACCCCTCCGGCGCGATGATGCGGATTTGGTTATCGAGCGAGATTGAGGCCTGCCCGGTGACGTTGGCGTCCACGCGGCCAGTGATGTCGATCGCGGCAGGACCCGCTGTCGGGGCGAGATCGCGCACCATGCCGCCGCCAAAACCAAAGCGGTCGGCTGGCGCATCCATCTCCGGCGGCTTAAATCCTCCAAACATGTAATTCATTAGAGAGGGAGAGCGTCCCTCAATAATTGCTTTATTACGCGCATCGGACCAGTCCACGGCTTCCTCGAACCAGCTTTTTTTGTCGTCCCCTGTTGTCGCGCTCTCGCCGCTTCCGAACATATGACCCAAAACCCCTTTTTGGGGGTCGATATTGCCCATGAGAACGGCGAGGCCTGTCAACCCCGCCGCCGCCGCCGCAATGGGCGAACTTGCTATCAGCGAAATTGCGCCAGCGAGACCTGTCAGCACGACGCCCCACGCTCCCCAGTTGAGAACATCCGGGCTAATCCGCGCCATCACTTGGACGCTCGACGCCATGCCCTCGAATAAACTGGCGAGTTGCGTCGCAAACCCGGACTCAAAGAAAGCGTGCCTGAGGGTAGCGAAGCTCGCCATCATGCGGTCGATGCTCTGGGAAAATCCCTCATCCATGACGCCAAAACGGCGATCCACAGCGCCCGGCATTCGCTTCTCGAATTCAGAGGCGAGCGGATCGAACCGGCGCATGTCGTCACGCAGCGCCATCGCCTGCGCCGTGCGTTGGATTCCTGCCACTTTGGAAAAGTCTGATAACGGCAATTTGGAAAGTTCCGCAAAGAGCTTTTTGAGGTCGAATCCCTGGATCGCCGAGAAAATGTGCTGATCTATCGCCTTCCCAAGGATGCCCTTGCTTTGGGCGTCGCCGGATTCGATTCCGAATTTTTCGGCCAGCGATTTTTTCAGCGCGTCCGCATAGGCGTAAAGCCCGTCGAACTTCGACGGATCGCCGAAAGATTTCAGCGTTTCGTCAAGACTTCCATCGTCGGTAAAATTCGCGCCGAGCAGCCTCTCCTTCAACCGCGGCATGTCGGCGATCATCGCCTGGTTTAGATCGTAAAGGCCTTCGACCTGCACGCCTGCCGCGCGATAGGCCTGCGTCAACGCCTTTGTCGGCGCGATAGCGCGGAGCATGATGGTTCTGAAGGCAGTGCCGCCTTCTTCGCCTTTGAACCCTTTATCGGCAAGGATGGAAAGGGCGGACCCCAGATCCGTTATTTTCATTTTGAGCGCCCCGGCGACGGGCGCGGAGTATTTGAGCGACTCGCGCAGCCCCTCCCACGTCTCCGTCGAAAGAGAGGGCACGACGCTCATGAATTCCAAGCTTTTCGTCAGCGCGCGAACTCGCTCGTCCATCGTGTCGAACGGCATCGAGAGGCCGCGCGAGACATTGATCGCGTCCTCCGCGACTTGACTGATCGCCATGGCGTTCGACTTCGCCGCCTTGCCCATGAGCGTCGTCATGAGCGCCGTGGTCTCGGGGTCGAGGCCGCCCTGGATCAGCTCGCGCTGAGCCTTCAAAAGATCGTCCGCGCCTTCGCCTACGATCCGCGACGAGCGGAACGCATGTTCGGTGAGCATATGGCGCTGGGCCTCGGTCAAATCGCCGACCGATTCCATCTGGCGGGCGATGCGATCGATGTCGTATTCGCCGCGCATCGCCATTCCGCCGAAGAGCGAGGCGGGCACGCCCACGCCCGTCGCGACGTTGGCGAGTCCCCGCCCGACTTTTCCGGCGACCGCGCCCGCGCGGGCTCCCACGGTTCCGAACGCGCCGAGCGAACCCGCCATGGCGCGCACCGGACCGGAAAACCTGTCGATGGCGGTGATGATCGCGTTGGCGCGCAGATCCATGGATCAGTGTCTCAGCATCTCGGTAGCATTTTGACGCCGGCGGCGATCAACTCGTCCCAGCGGCGCCGCTCGGCCTGGACCTGTTGACGCCGTTCAACAAAAGCATAGGCGCGCTCGTGCCAATAAAACAGGCGCGCGAGCGGCGCGCGCTCGACGTATTCGGGATCGAACCCGAAAATGAACACTAGTTCGTCGGCGCGCTCGGCGAGTTTCCCCGTGTGAACGGCAGCACCGCCGTCCGCACAGCCTCGAACAGACGCCCGGCGTCGGCCGCGCCGAGATTGCCGAGCACGACGCGATCGTGGCCCGTCAGCGCCGCCGCCCAGCGCACGAGCGCATCATGATTCGTTTGCACGCGCAGTGTGGTCGCCACGCCGTTCTCGAAATTCATCGCCACCGGCACGTCGATGTCGCCATTGGCGATATAGTCGGTCAGCGTGGGCGGGCGCACAGTCAGCGTTCTCACGTCTCCCTGGTGCGTCGGAATGGCTCTGGAAAGCTGAATCGTGCTCGCCTCGTCGAGCGTCGCGGAGACGGCGCTCGAAACAGAGCCATTTTGCCGCGCCGGAGCGGACACGGGCTGGAACGACGGCGCGGCGGGGCCGCGCGAAGTCACGGTTGTCATCTGTTGTGTTTCCCTCTCTGGACTTGCGGGCCTTGCGCTTAGCCGTTGACGACGTAGCGGATCTGCGAGGCCTCGATAGAGACCCCGGAAATCTCGCCGTTCGATGTGTCGCGAACCAGCTCGCCCGTGGCGAAGGCGTCGGTGAGCAGCACCGTGCGGCGCATGTGCGATTCATGGGCCGAAACATCGAGCCGGTCCGCTTCGAGCAGCGTCTCGATGATCGAGGAGGCGCCCTGGCGGTCGCGGATCATCAAATCGAACTTGCGCGATTGCGGCTTGATGATCCGGTTGATGGTGCCGTCCTGGTTGACGACGCTCTCGACCGCCTTGTTCGATTCCCTGATTTTGAGTTCTCCGGCGATAGAGTACGGCGTGCCGTTGATCGTCAATTCGACGAACCCGCCGGCGTTGGGGCTGGCCATTTTTCACTCCTTCAGATCGATGAAAAAACGGCCCAAAGGGCCGGGGAGCAAGGCGACCCGCGCCCAATGGCGCGCGCTCGCGGAGGCTTCCGCCGCGAAGCGGCGAACGGCAGCCGTGAGCGAAGTTATGCCGCCAAGGCGTCGCGCGGTTCGCGACGCTGCATGAAGTTGACAGCCGCCGTCGCGAACACCAGGAGCTGATTGACGTGGTCGAGCGGCAGCGATGCGTTGCACCTGTTGGGGTCCACGAGATCGCGCTCGACCACGACATCGCGGGCGAAAAGGTCTGGCCCCTCGAAGACGCCGAGCGCCACGAGGTCCTCGTAGGCGTGGATCAGGGTGTTGCGGAGATCGCCCGGCGTGACGATGCCCGGATTGCGGCCTGGGTTCGTGTCGGCGAGCGCCTTGCGCCCGTGGTAGTTCGTTATTTTCTGGCGGAAGTAGCGGATGCCGTACATCCCTTGTGCGAGCGTGTTGATATCGAGATAGGTGGCGTCCGGGTCGCCCGAGGCGTTGACTTGGTAGGTCGAGATGAGCCGCTCGATTCGCACGCTCCCTCGCAGCATGTAGTAGGTCGAAATGCCGTCGTAGAGCAGAACCTGTTTGTCGGCGATGTTCGCGAGCCGGTCGGACACGAGGAGCGGCCCGCTGATCCCCACGAGTTCGAGAGTCCGCAGCGGACGCGAGAGTTCGGCCGAGGAGCCCGGCGATTGCAGATGCGCCGCCGCCTGTGCGCCGACGGCGGCCGCGACATTCCACGGCGGCGAGCGGAACTTGCGGCACGGGAAAATGGTCGCGTGCTGGTCGTTGCGGCCAAGCCCCAGCGTGGAAAGCTGCGAAACCGTTCCGGTGTTGACGCAAATATAATGGCCGTATTTTTGGCTAGCCCAAGACCAGCGGCCAGACACATCGTTCAGAAGATCGGAGGCGTCGCCGAGCGCGGGCGCGTCGCCGTAGGGCGCCGCGATCCAGTCGAATTCATCGTCGCCGAGGTTCGCGAACGGGGCGGAAAGGTCCGGGTCGCCGGAGCCGCCGGACATGGCCGCGACGGTCAAGAGATCGCGGCCGAGCAGGCCATCGTCAACAACTTCTCCGAGATCGATCTCAATGTTGTTGCCCTGTACGCCCTTATGCTTCGCCGTGAGCGTGACGACGCCGAGAGCCGATGTCGCCGCGACCGGAAGGTAGCTCCTAAGGTTAATCTCGTCGGCGAGAGCGGCCGCGATCGATGTGTCCGTGTCGCTGGTCAGGACGGCGACGCGGAGGCGCTCGCCGGAGATGTAGACGCTCATCGCCGCGGCCTGCGTGACGGGCGCGCCAAGGACGGTGATCGTGCCGGCAGCCTTGACGCCGGCGGCGGCGTCGTCGAGCGGCAGGAGCCATATCTCCTGCGCGGGCGCATTGCGCCGCGCGATGCGGTACATCTGTTCCAGCATGGAGCCGTAGCCTGCGAGCGCGGAAACGGTGCCGTCGGTGGCGAGCACCGGCACATTCGCCGTGGCGACGCCGGCCGCAAGTTTCTGGCCAACGAGCAAGAGGCGCGCGTTGTCCTGGTACGGCGTGCCTCCGGGCTGAAATTCCGCATAGAAAAACGGCACACGGATATTTCCGGGGACGTTGTTGAACAGAACGCCGGGCATGGATCAGGCTCCGTTTTTTTCGGGTTGAGTTCGCGATCAATCTTTTTTGCCGGGGGCGGCGGGCCGTTTCGGCGCGGCCGGGGGCGGCTCCTCGACCACGATCACGTCGCCGTTGCGGATGCGGGCGTGCCAATAGGCGCCCTCCATTCCGCTATCGAGCGGCACGGAGGCGCCGGATACTGGGAGAAATTCGGAAAGCCTGCCCGGCATACGGACTTTCAATGCGGGCGCGGGTCGCACGAACGCGGTCTTGGCCATGGCGGCCCTCCATTTGCTGTCTGTTGTCAGTCTTGTGGCAGAGCGACTTCGGCGACGCCGTCCGGCCGGGCTGGACCAGTGCCGGTGAGATTGCCGCCGCCGAGATTGGCCTCTTTCAGACGCACGCGCTGGAGCGGCGGGAGAACGAGCGGGCCAAACCCGCCGTTGACGGTCATCAGGTTTTGCAGCGCCTCGGCCGATGGCGCGTAGGGTCCTCCCGCCGCGACGATGGCGGCGAGCAATGAGCCGAGGGGCTCGGGGATCGGCGGCGCGGTGACGGGAGCCGATACGATGGCGGGCTCCTCCGGCTGCGGAAGCATGACGCGGGCCGTGATTTGCCGCGCGGCGAGGCGCGCTTGCCCCTCGCGCTCGACGAAGCGAACCGATTTCCACGATTCGACGCGCAGAAGAATCTGCGGGTCGTGCACGGGAGAGAGCCGCGCCGCCCAGGCGTTGACCGGATGGCGGAAAATGCGCTCCACTTGATCCTCGAAAAGATCGAGCATCGCCTCCAATTCCGGCTCCGTGGCGATGGGCAACAGCCCGGTGATGGCGTTGCCATCCTCGTCTTTCAAAGGGTTCCCATCGGCGTCTTCGAGGTCGCCGACCATGCCGATAGACAAGCCGAAGACGAGCGAAACGAGATGGCGAAACGGCGGCCCGCCGTTGTTGTGGGAGAGAGTCTCGCCCTCGTCGTCGTCTGTATAAACAATGGCGATGGGCACGAGGTCGCGCCGCTTCAGCCCTTCGAGCGGATCGACGCGGGAGTCGAACACGCGGTTTGCCGCGATCGTCGGATACGGAGCCGCGAAACCGTTGGTGAGCGCCATGACGGCGGCGAGACGAAGAGCCGTTCTCTCAATCGCCATGGCTCATTCCCGCCCCAACAATTGCACCGAGACGGTCAAACGGCCCTCGGCGTCGCGCTGCGTCTGCGTTGCTTCGTACACATCCCCGTTGGAGGTTCTCAGGAACCTGTCGAACCGTTCCGGCAACGGGCCGGCGGCGAACTGTCGAATGTCGATGGCGAGGCTCGTCCGCTCCATCGTGGCGGGGAGCGAGCCGCGGGCCTCCGAGCCGAATTCGGTCGATTTGAAATTCGGCGCCTGGAAAATGGCGATGACGATTCGGCCTGTCCGCCCAGAGTCCGGCGAGCGCCGTCCGCCGCCCGGCGCGGCCACGTAGGGCCGATGCTCGAATTCCTCGCCGAACACGGATTCGCAAGCCTCGAACAGCCGGTTTTCGAGGGCCGAGAAAACAGAAGGCACGGCTTAAGCCGCGTCCGGTTTTTGATCTTCCGCCGTGGCGTGGACCTGAAGAATGACGACGAGTTCGGCTTTTTTCGCGCGCGGGGGAACATCAAGACCAGCCTGATCGGCCAGTTCACGCAATTCCGCGAGCGTCAAATCTTCAAGCGCGATGTCATTCTCGACGGGATCTTCAGCGCCGGCGTCCTCGGCCGCCGCGATGATCGCTCCGGCGGCGGCTTTCAGCGCCGCCGTTTCGGCCAACGTGAATGCAGGCGTCGCGGCGGTCGGCGTCAGGTCCGCCGCGACGCCTTCGGAGATCCAACGGCGGGCAATCTCATCGGGGACTTCGCCGATCCAATCCGCCGGGTATGTTTTCGTGGAAAGCGCGCTCATCGTCACGTCGCGCGCCGCGATCATTTTGACCTGCATCGTGATTCTCCCGTGCATTCTTCCGTGCGGCTGGGATCAGATTGAACTGTGGCAGCGCGTGACGAGGCGCGGTTTCAGGACGAAATGCAGACACTGACTCTGCGTCTCGATCTCGATGCCCCGGTCGTAGTCCATGATTTTGGTCTTCGCGTATATTTCCTGACCCAGCGTGTTGACGGTCTCGATGTAGTCGGCCGGAGCCCAGTAGCTACGGAACACGTCGCGCGTACCGAGCGGAATCGCGATGGATTCGTTGTCCGGGATAAATTTGTGCGTCGTCTTGGTCCCGTCGCCAGCGAGGAACGTCACTTGGCCCAGGTGCCGGACGTACCAAATGCCCTTGTGCCAGAAGCCGTCACGCAAGTTCTCGCGCAACGGATTCGGCTGGCCGGGCATATTGGCGTAGTTTGCGTAGGCCTTACGGAAATCCTCGTTCTTCATCAACTTGGTGTGGTAGCCGGGCGAGCAAATCTTGAGCACGCCCGTCACCGGTTCGCCGTTGGCGTTGAGTTCGATGTGATCGAGAAGAGCGTCGGTTCCGTCCTGCATGGGGTCGGCTGTCGTCGTCCCCAGTTTGAAATCGACGCTCTTCTGCGTCTCTCCCATCTCGGTGTAGACGTTGAACAGGACCGTCAATCCGTCGGCGTCGAAAACGTCGCCCTTGAGCGCTCCCCACTTCAGATATTCTTGAGTCTGCCGATGCTTTTGGCCGAGGTCGTCGAGCTTCTCCATGAGGCGCTCCTCGAACACCTCATGCTCGCCGTCCGAATTGAATTTTCGGACGTTCTGGAACTCGTCCGCCAACAGGGACGCGCCGAGGGCGTGCCGAAACGTCGGGAAGGTCTTCATCGAGCGGCTGTCACTCGAATCCTTCACTGCCGGCGCGCCGCGCGGGCTCGTGGGGATGATGTTCAACTGCTTGTTCTTGATATCGACCTTGACGGTCGTCTCCGAGATCGACCGGCCTTGGAACAGCCTCATCATGTTGAGCAGACCGTATTCGTTCGGCGTGTTCATGATGGCGTCCGACATCGGGCCGATGCTGAAGCGCGGATCGCGGATAAAATCGAGTTGAGGCATGGCGTCAGTCCTTCAAATGTGTGGAGGTCCAGGTCTGGATCAGACGATGTTGCGAGCGTCGATGTTTTTCGACTTGAGCTGGGCGAGAGCGGCGTCCTTCTTCGTCTGATTGTCCAAGGAGGCGTGCCAGACGAGATTGAGCGGAGCGACGACGGCGTCGCGCGTGACGAAAACGGCCGCGGCGTCCGAGACGCCCGAGGCGTCAACGGCGGTGAGAAGGATCGCGTCGGCGACTTCGGCGCCATTCACCGCCGTCGGGTTGTGCCAGGCGTATTTCCCGGACCCCGGCGCGATCGTTACGTCGAATCCGTCGCCCGCGACGAAGTCGGTCGCGCCGTCGGCGATGACGAATTTCAATTGGTTGCTGAACGTCGCGGCCACGGCAACGTCGCCGATCACGAAGCCGTCCGGGTCCGTGACGCGAAACGTACCGCCGTTGAGAGCAGCCGTGACGCAGCGGACGGCGTAAACTCCGACTTTCGCCTTCGGGAGAACGGGCGTCGTGGCGTCGAGCGTAAGCGCGCCGTCGCCGGTGTTCCCGCCGGACTTTTCGGCGGCGACGGCGGCGCCCTTGGTGATCTTGCCCAAAACCGAGCCGGTGAGGAGATTGCCCGTGCCGGCCAGAATCGTTCCAGCGGCGCGGGTGAGTTCAAAATCCTGCTCGTGCTTGAGCCATTCGTGCGCGTACTTGGAAAGGGTATGCGTGACGCCGATCGGCATGGGGATTGTCCTTCAATGGATCTTGTGACGGTCTTTCAGGGGATCAGACGCGATCCTTCACGCGCGCGGCGGCGCGGGCCTTCATCTTGTCGGCAAGGCTGGGTTGACCAGCCGGCTTCGCCGCCTCGGGCTTGACGCCCGCGGCGTTGCCCGCCTGGGACATTTGGCGGGCGAGCGCGTCGCCAAGTTCCGCCCCGGCGGCCGCTTTTTCAGACAGCGCGGCGGCGAGGATTTTTTCGGCCGACGCCGCGTCGAGTTCGGTTTCCAGCGCGAGGTGGCGGGCCAGGCCCGGCCGGTCCTTGGCGGCGGCGCAGTCGATGATGGATTTGATGCGCGCGCGGGCCTCCGCCGCCGGAGCGGGCGCGGGCGAAGCCGCGGCGGGAGCGGGCGCCAGGGCGGCGGGCGGCGCGGCGACCGGCGTCTGGGCTTTCACGCCCATGCCCGCGATAATCGCGGCGATAATGGTGTCGTAATCCGGCCGCGTCGCGGCCACGTCGGCGTCCTGGGACACGGCTCGTGCTCCTTTTTTCGATGATTTGGGTTCAGTGGCTTTCGTTACGCCGCCGAGGCTCCGGCGGATGCGCGCCATCACCTCGTCGAACGATTTCACGCCGTCGGCGAGCTTGGCCGCGACGGCCCTATCGCCGTGGTAACAGCGGGCTTCCGTGGCGCGCACGCCCGCCTCGTCGAGCGGCCGCCGGGCGGCGACGTGGGCGGTGAAATCGCCGTAGGCTTGATCGCAAAGCGCGCTCATTTCGCCGCGCGCGAGGTGCGAGAGCGGCTGGTAGGGATTGCCGTTCGCCTTGTGCGCGCCCGCGTGGATGATGGTCGGCTCCATGCCGGACGACGCCATCATGTCGGCGTAGCTCATATGCATGACGACGACGCCGATGGAGCCCGCGCCGCCAAATTTCGTGACGTAGAATTCAGACGCCGCGCAGCCGATGGCATAGGCGGCTGAAAACGCCTCGTTCGCGGCCAGCGCCGTGATGGGCTTTTTCTTTCCGAGCTTCGCGATCTCGGCGCACAGATCCATGAGCCCGGCCGCCACGCCCCCGCCCGAGTCGATATCGAGCAGCACAGCCTTGACGGCGTCGTCCTTCGCGATCCGGCGGAATTGCTCCGAAAGGCCCTCGTAGCTGGTCATCCAGCCACCCCGGTCGCCCAGCCATTCGCCCCGGTCGATCAGAACCCCTTGGACGGGCACGATGGCGACGCCGTCGTCGGTCATGCGATACCCCGCGCGCGCGGCGGCGGCTTGCCCGGCGAACTTCGAGCCGAGCGGGCCGAGAGATATTTGCGCGTCGAAACTTTTGTCGCGGATGGCGCCGTGCAGCCGGGCGGCGAGCGAGGCCTCCATGGCCAGAGGTTGGTTGAAAATTTTGGTCGAGAGCCAATAGGACAAGCCGGGGCCGTCGAGCCGCGATGCGCGCTCGGGCGTGATGATCTCGGCCATTGGCTTTGGGTTTCCGTGAAAAATTAGCGTTTGGGCGTCGCGTATGCTTTGACTTTAACGACAAGTCCGCCTCGACCCGTGCGCGTGTAGCCCTCGGTCTGGCCGTCCGAGCGCGCGACCGGCGCGGCGGCGACGGCGTTCGCGCGCGCGGCGGGCGCAGCCGCGGCTTTTGCGGCGGCGCCGCCGTTGAGATAGGCTTTTCCTTGCGGCGCGTTTTTCCGACCCGCGCGATAGTCGGCGATGCTGAGCCCCGCTGCTTCGGCGGCGACTTTGTCGCGTTGGGTTTCCTCGCCGCCCGTGGCGATGATCGGAGCGGATTTAACCAGATCTCCAACGACGGAGGAAAGCCCCAGCGTCAGCACATTCGCGACACCGCCAAGCACGCCGGAGACCACGGCGAGAGTGTCCGACTTTCCATCGGCTTTCGCGGCCTCGTATTCGCTCACAGCGCCGCCCGTCATAAGGTCGGCGACGGCGCCTCCGCCCGCCTTGGCGACATCGACGGAACTCTCGCCCGCCTCGGCCGATTGAACGGCCGCCGCGATGCCCACGGCCACGGCCGCGACGGGAAGAATGGCGCGAGACGCGCCCGCCGCTATTTTTCCTACGACGGGCGGGATTTTCACGTCGCGAAGGGCCGAGAGAATGGTTTTCGTCGAATAATCGGTCGGGGGTTTTCGCGAAAACGCCGCTTTATAATTCGCGGCCAAGTCCGCGCGCGTGGGTTTGGGGGCCGCCGCCGCTTTAGGACCTGCGGGCGCCTTTCTCGATGCTGCCTTTGGCGGCTCCTCGGAAAGGGTTTTCGCCTCTTCGATAACCGCCAAATCGTTCGAGTCGGGCAGCGTCGGCGGCGTGAATTTCTGAATCGCGCGCTCGCCGATGAGGTTCGTCGCGGCGAACACGCTAGCGGAACCGAGCGCCGAGACGACGGCCTGGGCTTTCTCATTCTCGATGCTGGGCGCGATGACAAACCGGCTGAGTCCGCCCTCCGCCAAAAGGATACCGGCGGGAACGCCTCCGTATTCCGCGAACGCCTTGACCGCCGCGCCGACCGCCCCGAATTTCCCCTTGGGACGCAGGCCCGGCACGCCGACGCGATGCGCGGCCGCGACAGACGCCTTGAGCTTGGCGCTTTGGCCGCGCGTGGTCTTTCCGTCCTTGACGCCAGAAAGCGTGTCCCGCGTTTCCGCGGCGAGATTGGCGATCTCCGCGTTGCGCGCGGCGACGGTCGCGAGTTCTCGCACCTCGATATTCTTGGCCAGTTGATGGCCAGCCACGATTCCCACAGGCAACGCGGCGAGATTCGATCCGATCCGGTATGGCGCCGCGTCCTCTTCCCGCGCGCGTTGGGCGTCCGCCGCCTCGGTCTCGGCTTTTTGTTTCGCCGCCGCCGCGTCGGCCTCTTGCTTGTCCTTGCGCTGCTGCCGTTCGGTCTCCGCCTGTTTCGATTGGGCCTCGGCCTTTGCCGCTTCGCCGCGCGCCTTGGCTTCCTCGGCCTTAGCCGCCGCTTCCGCCTGCCGGGCCAACGATTCGGCTTTGGTCACTTTCGCCATGGTTCACACCTTATTTGCGGATAGGCGTCGCGTAGGGCTTGACGCGCACAACCAAGCCGCCTCGACCCGTGCGCGTGTATCCTTCCGTTTGTCCATCGGGCCGCGCGACTGGGCCATTACCCGCGAGCATCATGGGGCGCGGCGCGGCGGCTGGAGTGGCCGCTTTCTTGGCGGCGGCTTCCGAAATGTAGGCCTTGCCTTGCGGCGCGCCGGCGGGCTCGTTCACTCGCCCCTTGACATAGGAATAACCGCCGAAGGTCGCGAAGTCGGCGAGTCCTTCGGCCGCGCCCGCCGCGCCGTCGCGCTTGAAGCCCTCGTAAGCCTCATATCCCGCGGCCGCCACGGCCACGTAGGGCAACGCGCGCGCCAAAATCCGGCCCGCGATGGGCGCGGCCTTTGCGGCCAAGCTCACCGTTCCCGCGATCCCGCCAATCACGGCCGCCGTCGTTCCGCCCGCCACGAGCGCGGCCCCAGCGGCATTAGCGGTGGCGCGCGCGCCGTCGGCGCCCTCGGCCATGGCTTGGTTTTTGGTCGAATCGTAGGCGATGGCGGCCGCCACGATCGGCGCGGCGACAAAGCCGAGAGCACCCGCGATCCGGCCGCCCGCCGCCCTTGGCTTCGCCTTGCCTGCGGCGGCCTTGCCCTGGGCTTCGAGCGCGGCGTTCAGGATTTTCTCGTTTGCGAACCCGCGCGGAGTCCTGGACGGACCAACCCTCGTGATATTTTGGGCGGGAGGCCAGCCTTTCGACGTGACGCCCTTGAACTCGGCCAAGTTATTATGCCTCGCGGCGATTTTTTTGAACGCCGCGAAACGTGTGTCAGAGTTGCGCGGAGAGGAGTCGAGCTTGCGCGCAAGTTCGATCACGCTCTCGCGCGTCATGCGAGTGTCTTTTTCTATGGTCTCGAAAACACCCTTGAATTCGTTCTCGCCAAGCGATTTCTTGAGTTTTTCAGCGTAGTCGGACACAAGAGCGGTGTCCGCCAACGGCGCCTTAATTTTTGCCGCCGCGTCGGTTTTCGAGGCCTTGGGCGTTTTCACCGTCTGCTTCCGGGCCTTGCCCTGGGATTCGAGCGCGGCGTTCAAGATTTTCTCGTTTGCGAACCCGCGCGGGGCGTTGGAGGCGGCGCGCTTGTCACCGGGAACGACGGCCGCTTCGCGCAATTTGCGGAATTCTTCCGCGCGAAGAGCCAGGTTTTTCTGAATCGCCGCTTGCACTCCGATGCCGCCCTCTATGTGCGCGTCGAAATGTATCATTTTTGAATGAAATATCCCCTCGTGGAAAGCGACCGAGTTTAATTGCTTGGCCATGCCGCCTTTCATGGGGGTTATTTGCAGAAGGCGCAGTGCGCGCTCGCCCTCCGCCCTACTAACGCCCTTGAAGGCCTTGTCGAAATGATCCCGGCCGACCCCATCGGGGGAGGTTCTATATTGGATATAGGCTTCAATCACATCGACGGCGGTTTTCGAGACCTTGGGCCTTTTCACCGTCTGCTTCCGGGCCTGAGACTCCGCTTTTCTGACTTTGGCCATCTATCAGGCCTCCTCGGACGAATTTTCGTTCTGTTTTCCGCCAGTCTTCTGATCGCCGCCATTCCCTGGCAGCGCGTTGGGAACGGGTCCAGCGAAGAGCGGCGGCAGCCCGCGCGCCGCGCGCTCCGCCTGCTCGCGGGCCTGCTGATCGAGAATATCGAGATAGTCTTGGCCGTCCTCGGCGGCGATCGACTGCAACGTCTCGGCGCCGATTTGCACAGCGAGCTGCTGACCTTGACGCTCTTTCACGGGGTCGAGCATCGGCGCGCCTTGCGTGAGAAACATCCCTTTCAACAGCGCTTCGCGGGCGTCGTAAAAATCTCCAGGCGCGATGCCCTTGGGCAGCTTCATCGCGCCGGAGAAAATCACCTCTTCGAGGAATGCGCCAACCATCGGCATGGCGTTGCTGGCGACGAGGCGCTCGCGGCGCATCTCATAGGCCCGCACAGCCGACGCCGCCGCCATCCGCGCCGACGAATAGTTGACGTTTGAATAGTCCTGGCTCACATCGACGGGGTTCACGCCCATGCCCGCCGCGTAGCTTTTCGTCGCGTGCTGCTGGAATTCGTTGAGCGACGCCGCGCCGGAGCCCGGCTGCACCAATTTCAGATCCTCTCCCGGCCACAAAACGGGGATCTGCGCGCCATTGAACCGCAGATTGATCGTCTGATGATGCTCAAGAGCGGCCTCAAGATTTTCCTCGGCGAGGTCGCGGACGCTCACGGCCTCGTCCGGCGGGAGCCCAGCGATGACTTCGAGCGCGTCCTTGTAGTTTTGCTGGCTGGTGAGAACCGCTGCGTAGGAGGCCTGCAAAATGGCCTGTTGCAAAGCCGTTTCCGTGTATTCTTGGCCCATTTTCATGGCCGCTATGACGGAGGCGAACGCGCTCATGCCTCGCGTCTGTCCGGGGCGCAGTTGCTCGAACGTGTGGAGCGCCACCGGGCGGCCCCAATCCGTCTCGCGCCGCACGAAGCTCCACGTCATCGTGCGCGCGCCGAGTATTCCGATGTCGCACGGATGCCCGTCGCGAACCCAGTAGCCGAGCGGCGCGGAGAGGTCGTCAAGCGCGACGCCCGCTTTCAAATAGGCGCTTTCGGGGCGCCCGTTCGGGTTCGAGAGGCGGTCCACGTCCACGGCCTGAAAACAGGTCCGCCATTTGCGGCGCGCATCCCATTCTGCGGTGACGAAGCTTTCGCCGTCCGTGAAATCCCGGTCATGGATCAACGCCATCAGCGCCGTGAAATTCATCCGCCGGCCGGCGTCGACGAAAAAGCCCATGCCGTGCGCGTAGGTCTCCCAAACGCGCTCGAATTCCTGCCCCCATCGCATCGCCTCGTCCTGGTCGATGCCGAGGAATTTGTAATCTGGGCGGCACGAATAGCGGAGCTTTTTGCCGATGACGCCGAGGCGCGAGGCGCGCACGGCCATCGTGGCGTAGGGGTGGTTTCGTTCGAGGTCGCGGGCGCGTGAGCGGACAAGGCTCGCGTCGCGCAGAATGTCGGCGTCGGCAGATTTGAGGTTAGGCCGCCACAGCGCGATATTCCCGTTGACCTGGCTCGCGCCGGAATAGGACGTGCGCCCGCCCGCCGCGACGCTCAAAGCCGCGCGGCGGCGCGCGCGCGGAGGCGCGCCCGCCGGATCGACCAGGGCGGGCACGTTTGTCGCTACGACGGTCATGATTCTAGACGGCTCACACGTAGGATCGGCCGAAGCGCACGGCGGGGCGTCCGCGAGCGCCCGGTGGCGCGTCGAGCGGCTTTAACTCGGGGAGTTCGATCTGTGCCTCGGGGCACTGATTCCAGAGTTGGCGGTAATACGCGATCATATCCGCTATTTTGGCGTCCCAATAGGCCACGTTGCGGTCGCCGTGACCGACGCTTTGGATCTTTTTCCCCTTCATCGCCTCATCGATCGAGGTTTTCAACTCGCGCAGATTGGCGAGGCACGGGGAGTCGGGCATTTAACGGGCTCCATACATGCGGGCGGCCATGCCGGCGATGCGCGCGCGCCGAGCGTCCCGCTCTGAGAGCGTCGCGGCGGTTTTGGCGGCGGCGGCGGCGGTTTTAGCCGCAATGGGCGATGACGGCGCGGAAGAACGCGCCGGGGATGGGCGGTGATCGTGTTTTTCCAGGCCGTGCTGCCGCTCCTCGGGATCGCGGGCGCCGTCTCGGATGAGGTGCGCGTTCAGCATGTGGGCGATCCCCGCCTGCATCGCCTCGCAGTCGAGGAAATGGTTTTCACGGCTGCGCGCCACCCACATCGGCGCGCCGTTTGGTTTCCTGACGCGGGCCTCGGCCACGATCTGCTTGCAATAATCGTCGGTCGTGTCCTCGGGTAACAGCCACGATCCGCGCTGTTCGGCGGGCCAGCGCACGCGCTCGTGCACCCAGCTTTTGAAGTGGTCGGTGTCGAGAAAAACGAGGTCGAGACCGTATTTTTTCGCCTGCCCGCGCGCCGTGACTTCGTGCTTCGAGACGACGAGCGGCTTGTCTTGCGTGGCGCGGCCCTTCGTCGGGTAGACGAGGCGCGGAAAACGGCGGCAAAATTCGTAAACTTTATTGACCGGAACGTTCTCCGGCTTGCCCGGCCGGAAACCAGAATCGATGAACGCCCGACGCACCACCATGCCGTCGATGGGCCGGTGAAGGATCTCGGCGAGCGACGTCCAGACATCATCCTCGGTCGTCGGCCCGAAAAGCTCGCCGAAGTCCACGAGCCAGCTCGACGCGCCCGCGCCCCAGCCGCGGATCGTGTAAATGATCCGCTTGCGCTGCACGTCGGCCGCGAGCGTCAGCATCCGCACGCCGGGCGGCAATTGCAGCCGCTTGTACGGCCTTTTGAGCCCGGCGACTTCCTGCCATTCCGGCAGATCACCACCGCCCGGCGCGAAAAGTTCGCCGAATCCGGTGTTGATCGCCGATTGCAGTTTTTCCTGATCGTCCTCTGCTTTCGCCGCGACATAGGACGCCGCCCGCTCTCCGAAATCCACGAACGGCGAGCAGAGGCCGGACACCCAGAACGACAGCGCCGTCACGTCCGGCGGCGAGCCCGTCACCGTGCCGTCGAGGGCGACGCTCTGGCCGGGTGCGACGTAAACTCCGCGCGCGAGCATGGATTTTTTGTGCGGCTCGTGGATTTTAGCGCGGCACGCGGGGCATTCGAGATGCGCCGTGCGCCGCGCTTCGGCCTGCGTCGCGCCGTCCGGCCAGCGGAGTTGTTTGAAACGCGGGATGAAGAACACGCCGCACTCGGGGCACGGCCACGAGAAATGATGCCGCGTGCCCTGTTGAAAGAGCCGCCATATCGGGCTCTCAACGTCCTCGGGCTCCATGAGTTTCCAGAACTCCAGGCCCGATTGCGGATCGCGCTCGATATCGACATTTCCCTTGAGCGGTGTCGAGATCGCCGCTCGCATCCTGTCGCGGTAGGTGAAGCCGCGCGCCTCGATGAGAGTGAAAGGATCGCCCTCGCCCTGGATTGAAGCGTCGATGCGATCCAACTCATCGATGATCGCGTACTTGGCCGCCATGCCCGCGACCTGGGCGGCCGATCCGGCCCATACCATCGCCAGCGGCACGCCGCCGACGAGTTTGCGGAACCGCGTCATTCGCTTGCCGGTCGCGAGACGCTCGCGCAGGCGCGGGGCGCCATTCAGCATGTTCATGACGCGCGGCTCGATCTCGCGATTGAGCCAGTCTTTAGTGGGGCCGACGTACATTATCGGCGCCGGACGCTGGTCCAGCGTCGTCCCGATCACGTCGAGCACGGTATCTGTTTTGCCCATCTGCGAGCCGCAGACGAGCACGATGGAATCGTACCGCGCCCCGTAGGTGTCGATCTGGTGAACGACATCGAAGCAGCGCGCAAATTCACCCATATAGGGCGTTATCGATGGATCGCGCGGTCCAGGTAGGCCAGAGGACGCGCCATAAACCCTGTTGCGCCGCGCCCATTCGTCAGGGCTGGTTTTCTCCACCGGCCGCAAGAGGATCGCGGCCCTCGCGTAATGCGTCGCTCGCTTGTTGAAGCGTGTTGGCGAGTTCGTTGCGAACGGCGTCGATTTCACTTTCGATCCGTCGCCGCAGCGCAACGTCCTCTGTGACGCGCGCCGGAATGCTGCCCAGCGCTGTGCCGATCATGCCCGCGATGTGATCGACCGCCGCGATGCCGTCGGCGGTCTCCATAAGGATCGCTTCTTTGTGATCGTTTTCGAGCTTCAATTTTCTGGCGCGCTCGTGCTCGAATTCCTCGCGCGACGTGGCCGAGTCGTAGGCCTTCTTTTCAGCGGACTTTTCTTTCCAGTCGCCCCACGCGCGAACCGCGTCGGCGAGCACATAGCGCTTTGATCGGCCCTCGCCGATGTTCTTAAAAACCCCAGAGTCATCCATCTGTTGGACCCTCCGTTCCGTGAGGCCGAACACCGCGCCCAGATCGCGGGACGACCATAATTCCTGAGCCCTGATTTTTCCCATTAATCCGAATCCGAACTTGAGATTTTTCAACCCCAAAAATTCTGAAATCCCGCGCCGCCGCGCCCCCGCCGGCGGCGAATATCGCGGGAAGGACCCGCTCAAGCCGTTGATTATGTTTGTTTATTTATAATCCATACTTTGCTTTTGCCTTCTTCAGTTCGACCTCGGCCCGGCGAGTGCTCTCTCCGATGAACCACTGCGCTTCCTTGACCACGATGGCGCGGGAGAGGCCTTCGTGTCGTTGCATCTCGCGAACGGGATGCGGTCCCCACAGAGGCTTAATGGGGAGACGTTTCTTGGATGTGCGCTTGAACAGCAGTCCGCCGCCGTAGGCCGACCCCCGGCCTTTCATGGCCATGAACGAACCGTCGGCCGTTTGAGGCCTATTCCACGCGCTATGACGCCCCCCCGGCCATGACCGCCGCCATGCCGCGCCAAAATCCGCCGTGGTCACTCTAAAATGGCGCCCCGTCACGGTGACGCCCGCCTTCATGTTCCCGGCCGAGGCTCGGACGGGAAACATGCGCTTGGTGATCTCTCCCTGCCTCCTGATGCCGGTCCATTGCTGGATCGACCGCTTCAGTTGCGTGCGAATTCTGTCTCCAGCTCTATTGAGACTTTGCGCGAGAATCGTCTCGGATCTCTTGTACCCAACCCCAGCCTCTACGAGCGCGCGACGCAGCTTGTCGATCTCTCTCGTGTCGATGTGAAACGAGAATCCCGTCGAGGCATAATCTCCACGCGCCCCGCGCGCCGCCGTGTAATGCTCGCTTGATTTGTAAAACCGCCCGCCAGCGTAATGCGGCCCGCTCGACGGGCGAACTCGCGCGCTCATCGCCTACGCACCGATCCCAGACGCCGCGCCGCCTCCGCCCGCGCCCGAAGCGCGGCGGCCGAGGCGTCCTCAACCATGGAGCGCGCGACGAATGCGAGACGTTCGAGTGCCTGCCCTCGGTCGCCCGCCATGATGGCGGTTTTGGCTGCAACCAGGGCATAGGCCCGATCCGTGCATCGGCACGCCATGGCGAGAAAACTCCAATGGTCGAGGGGGCCTTTGAAAAAACAAAGCGCCCGCGATGCTGGTGAGCATCCGGGCGCTTTGTCAGTCGTCTCGCGACGGTAGTAGATTCGATATGCGACTCACGCCTTCCCGTCAACCAGTTTTCGACTATTTTCCTCCATGTCGCAAAATTGGCTCACCACCCCATCATCTCTTCCAGCCCTTCCTCTTTATCGAGGGCGGCGCGCCAAGTCCTGCCTTCGCCGCCAACATAGCTCGATGGCGTTCGCGCTTCTCGGTGATCCGCTTGCCCTTGGCGATGACTTTGACATCCAGCGCCGTCTTCTCGGCGTGGTCCTCCGGCCGCATCGGCATCATGTTGCGCGGGTCCGTCGTGCCGTCGTGGGCGTAGGCGACCCAATGATGATCCCACTCTACGGCGGCGCATATCTCCTCGGCCGTCCCTTTGCTGCGGACAGGCTCGGGTATCAGCCAATCGCCGCCCGGCCGCCTGATGAGGCACAGCGAGGCGGCCAGCTTCTCTGTCATGTTCGGCGCCCGGCGCGGCCTGTTAGCCTGCTTCACACGGGGAGGAAAATGCACGCGAGCCGTGCGATAGGCGTCCATTGGTAGTCTGCGCGCCGGGGACTGCCTGCTTTAGCTGGCAGAGGAAGGCG